ATAATCAGCTTACGCGCTTGTGCGTTGATCTTTAGACCACGCTCGTCTTCGAAAGCTGCGATATCGATCAGCGACTGCTCTAGTGAGGTCTCATTAAGATCCGACGCAGTCGTTAGCTCGTTGCGTTGGGTCTCGTTACCTACAGTCGGGTGATCAGTTGCACATAGTTCTTTGCCATCACCGCCAACAAAAGAGGAGCTAAACGCATTGTTCAATATGTTTGCGCCCTTAATGTTTTTAGTGGTCATCATAGAACGAGCAAGTGCTCGCGTATAACGAGATGACAAGGTGTCGTACAAATTATCTTCAATAGCTTCTTCAGTCAATGAAAAAGCCAAAGCGATAGTTTCATGCGAGTACCGTGCAGTAAAAGATTCTTGCGCGGTGTCGTAAGTAACACCAGAACCTTCAAATTTCACTGGAGCTTCGCCGAAGCCACTCAACATTACCTCTTCTTCAAAAGCTCGTTCTGAAGTTTCGGTTTCGAAGATTTCTTCGTACTCAGCGTCATAGCGATCATACTCTAGTCCGAAGAGAGCATGAAGGCCAGGAACCAGCTCTTTTACGAGTTGAGCTCTATTAATAGCCATTAGTTACTCTCCTTCGACTATACAGCGAATACGCTAGTTGGGAACGAGAAATACCCGCGAGCGTTAGCACCAATGCTATTGCTCGGAGAATCTACGAACCTGTTCAACAACGCGATTCCGCTACTGGTTGTCGCTGTTACACCTTCTTTGGATCGTCCGTTGTTAGTGCTGCCAGCGGTTGTAGTAATCGTATATTTAGCACCAATAAAACTTACGGCTGGTGTGCCGGCAGTAAACTGTGCTTCATACACAATGCCTGGATCGGTATATACATACGCTTCGACGTCTGCTGATCCCAGCGTAGCTGTAGAGGCAGGGAAGAAATTAGAGTATGTAGGAGTACCGTCGGTTGCGGTATAGAAACAACCAGCAAAAACTCCTGCTGGTGTGCCTGTCGCAGTGCCTTGGATAACGTACCCAGAAGATAGGTTTACAACGTCTCCGTTGAAGATAGCAGCAGAAGTGCCACTAGCAATACGCAACTTCTGAGGACGTATCGTCCCACCGTATAGGTGGTAGGCTGGTGTGAACCCGTTAGGGGCATCAGTATTAGCCATGATTTAATCCTCTAAGGAAAATGATAACTTAATCAGCAGCCGGTTTTCGACTACCGAATTCCACTTTTGTGCTTCTCCTCATGTCGCTTTGTCGTAGCGGCATTCTTGGATCAGCTTCCCGCATCAAATCATTGTCGACACCTTGAAGTTGCTCTGCAGTTTTTCCTTGGAAATACTCATTACGTTCTTCTATGGTTTCTTCAGGGATTTTAGCGAGTATTAAGCCACCAACACCTATTACGCCAGCGTGTTTACCGTCCTCAATCGTAGGAGCATCGAAATCAGGATGATCTTCTGCTCTTACTGGCTCGAATCCCTCACGAACACGTTTCGACATATTCGCTTTATCATCGTGGCCTCGGACTTCTGCACGTACCCACCTGTGTTTATATCCAGGAGGAGCTTCAGGAGCGTCTAACATAGATGGCGGTTGCCATGGTTTACGGCGAGCGGTTTTAGCTCGAGTTTCAGCAGATCTGGAGGTACGATCTGTCATTTTCTACTCCTTAACGTATTTTGCGTACTCTTCAAGAGGCACACCTATTCTTTTAGCTATCGCTATCTGTGAAGGTGTGAGTTTCACACTGCGTGCACCTTTTCTAACTGTGCCAGCACCTCGGCTTGCACCCGCTACAACGGATTGCACGTTCTTTGTCTCATTGACAAATTTTTGTGGAAAAAGCTCTCGCATCTCTGCGTCTACTCTTTCGTAATAATGTTTCGAACTAGGGACAACACCTTCTTTAATTAGTTTTTGGTGTATACCCATAGCAGCATATGTCATGCCTTCGTCTTCACCAAACCAGCTGTTCCTTTCTGCCCACGCTTCTGCTTGAGGGTCTGGAGCTGCTGGTTGTACATTCCTTTGCTGCGGTAGCTCAGGCGTTACAACTTCTTGTTCAGCCGTTTGTTTTTGTCTTGCTACCAAACGCTCGGCATTCTGCGCTTCATAAGAAGTTTTAGCAACAGCCTCTGTAGCTAATGCAATAGCTTCTGCATCCCCAAGCTCTTGTGCTTCTTTAAGAGCTTTACGCGCTCGTTCCCTATCGGACTCTACGCGCTGTTGATATTCATTGACGAGCGTTGAATCTGAAGATTTAAGTTTCGTTTGTAGCTGGTTATTTTGCTCTGAAACTTTTTTAGCGAACTCTATCGCTTCTTCTCTTTGACGCTCTGCTTCGCGCATACGGTAAGTAAGTTTATCTATGCGCTTTTTAACGCCATCACTATACTCGTCTAATTCGTCTGCAGATTCTTCTACCGTAGCAGAAGTATCTAAATCACCTGCGCTTTCTTGAATTACGTCAGCAGCTCTAGGATCTACTTCTTCGTCTGGGAGTATGAGCTCAATATCTTGGGACTCAGCCATTACCTTTCACCTTATTGCAGAATATCTTCTGGATTATTTACAGTAGCTAAAATCTCGTCATCGTTTAGTAGGCGCATATCGCCCCCATCGATGTTAAATCTAGCTCCTGCGTAGCGACCGAAAATTACCCAATCGCCCTCTTCGCACCAAGGGCCATCTGGGAATTTATCAGGATCGGAATATGCGTCTGGGCCTTTTCTTACAACTAGCCCTACAACGGTTGCTAAACGCTCTTTATCTAAAGTTTGTTTAGCGATAACAATGCCGCCTTTGGTTTTCTCGGGGGGAGAAAACGGGAGGATAAGTAACCTATACCCTGTAGGGTTTGGTAGTTTATCAGCGTGGCTCTCTAAATTTTCAGGAGTAATAACTTCTTTCGGAGGATCTAACGGCGTATCAGATCCAAAATTTAGTACACGATCTGGGGTCGCCCCCTTATTAGTCGTCTTCGACATCTTCTAACCTTCCATGCAGGGCAGTTATTTCTTGTTCAGCGAAGTTAAGCCCTGAGATCTCCCCAACAATACGTTGGTACTGAACAAAGTCTTGTGCGCCACCTGTGGCGAGAGCCTGCGCGAGTTCATGCTGCCTCTCGCGCAGGTTGCGGAGTAAATACTCCGAATATTTTATGAAATCCATCAGTTCACGTAGCTAGTAAAATCCAATCCTTTAGTAGCTGCGCCAGTTCCTTTTGTTTTTACTTTTTTCCCAGGAATGCTGATAGTTTTTTCTGCCAGCACCGTAGCTTTCGCGAAACCTTCGTTCGAAGGCTCTGGGATGGACGGTTGTACACCGGCTTTTTGAGTTTTAGGGGACGGATAAGGCATTTCCGTTTCTCTAAAGTTTCTCATTTCTTGCTCTTACTACGAGACTTAGATTTAGTACGCCCACCGCGCTTCATTTTTCCTGGCATGGGCATCTTTTTGTTTTTCTTATGTCCTGGCATTAGTCTTCTCCTTTCGAATAAAGATTGTTAAAGGTCACATTCGGATCCATGTAGCTATCGTCAATCTCTGCGGTATGCAGATGTTGACTAGGGTAAAAGTCGGGAGCACCCGAACCTGTTTCCCATAAAGCTGGATTAGTCGCTCTTACACGATTATTAGGTAACGCTACAATATTACCCGTCCATTTCCCAGCATTCGTTAGCTGTATTACATGACTCTGCTTGTGTTGCGCAGGATCATCAGCGATATCGTTTCCTGTATAATCTACAGTAAATAAATATCTCCCCGTATGGAAATCGTTATCTATCTTACAAAGCCATGGGCTTGACGATACACGATCCATAACGATGACCTCATGGTCACGAGAACTACAATCCCAAGGCTGTGCTAAATGAGTTGCCATCTGTTCCGGCATATCCTCAGCATTAGTATCAGCTATCAAAGCGGTTATCGGCATCCTTGCCCACATTGCACCGCCATGTAGATTCTCCTCATCCTCATCTTTATCGTATTCGTATCCAGTAAATACGATTTGGAACGATAAACATCTGTCTGGGATGGTATTTACCGCAATCGCTATTGCATGTAAATACTCTCCGTGATAGTCAAGATGGTTGTATGTAAATTCTCTTCTTACCCAACAGTTGAAATGAGGGATATTACTTATTAAATGAGGCACTTATTCCTGTTCCCGAGACTCTCTAACGATTCTTGCAATCTCCGTCAAATTAGAATCTATATCCCTATCGTCACGCATTTCTGCCTGCTGTAGTTCTGCAGCTACACGGATATCCGTTTGCTGCTCTTGAGACTCTAATCTTTCTCTTTCCGTCTGAGCTCTACGTTGTGATTCTCTATCACGCTGCGCGAGCTTTTCGAATTCCAGTTCCATTTGTTCTTGGAACATCTGACGTTGAGGATCTTGTTGCTGCATAGCCATCGCTTGTGCCAAGGCTTGCTCTTGGCCAGTAACTTGTTGTGTAGCTTGTGCTGCAGCGATTGCAATTTCGTTTTCCATCTCGGGCGGTAAAGGTGGCATCTGACCGTCTGGGCCAGGTTGTGGTAGTTGTATACCTTGCTGCGCTAACATCTCCATCACTTGTATTCGATACTTGAGTGCTTGGTGTTGTTGTATATGCGCTTGTAATGCCCCTACTGCTGCAGGGTTTTGGGCTACCATCGGATTTTGCATCATTGCCAAATGCGCTTGTGTATGCGCATCGTGGTTTTGTTGCGGAAACGCTTGTAGTGGTGCTCCTAACATCGAATCCATATTTTCTTGGACAGGGTCTTTAGGAGCGGGTGCCATATCCGGCAAAAGGATATCGTTAATATCTTTGATATTAAGTGCGATATACATCTTACGGAAGGCTTCTTTGAGATTATGTATCTGCGGGGCGCTTTGCGCCATTTGTAGTTGCGTTTGTGCCAAAATAATACGTTGAGTCGTACTAAATATATTTGGGTCACATACGGGAATGACATCGACACTGTTGTCGAAGTCTTGTGCGAATACTGTTTGTTGAGCACCTTGTACTTGGTACGGATACTCAGGCGGTAAATATTCGCCGAATAATCTTTTTAAGATTTTAAATTCGCTACGCTGTGCATAATGCAAACGTTTGTGGATTGCAGAAATTACTTTCTGTCCTTTTTCTAATAACGCTACCGTCGTCCCTACAGGAGCGTTCGAATTAGCATCTCCTGTCTGGTTATCCATTACAGCAGCAAACCGCTGTCCGGATTCTACTAAAACGCCCATAAGTTGCGCGAGCGCAGGACTCGGTTCTTTAAACGGCAACGGCATAAATGCGTCGCGGATCGTGCCTCCAGGAGTATCGACATCACGCCACTCTCCCGGCTGTACGGGATCATCAGACCGTTGGATATTTAATCCACGTGCTTTAAATCCAGCGGGTAAGTTCGCTAACGTACCTGCGTCAATAAGCTGTCGGAGGATTGCGGTCGCTGATTTCGTAACGCCGCCAATCATATGAATTAGACCGAAACCGTAAAAACCTAATCCTGGAAGAAATTTGTAATGCGTAAAGTATTCGACTTTTTTACGCATCGGATCGTTTTCCGCATAATTCCTACGAACAGATAAAACACGATTGTTATCTTTACATACCGTTACGATATACGGCAGAGCTAACCCTGTAGGTTCTCCGTCTTCGCCTGTATGTTCGAAACCTTCGATATCTAATTCAGCATGGAACTCTAATAACGTATAATCGGCTTCTCTACCTGTTCGGGATACCCCGTCTATTTCGTCTATTTTTTGTTGTACAGGATCTTCTTGTTCGGAGTACGAAGGACGACTCATTTCTTCGTCGGTATAAAACCCACTGAGTTGTAACTTACGGAGATCGTTTTCCGTCATCGTCATACGGTGGGTAATACGAGGTGACGTATGTAAATCTGTCGCGGTATACGGAACGACTAAATCTTCTGCTTTTATAAACCTAGAAACGACACGGCCCATCGTCGGATCGTAATAACATTTTTTAAATGCAGAACCTGCAAGCGGAAGATAAAACAGCATCTGATCCATTTCAGGATCGTATTCTTCCATCTTATACAACAGTTGGAAGTTCATAAAATCCTTAACGCGATTAGCTTGCATCGCTTTCGGATCGTTAGACGCGCCCATCACTTTCGTATCTACTGGGCCGTTAGCAGGTAGTAGTTCTTTATAGGCTTGTGCTTGGAAATGAGTAGCGGCTTCGGCTAATAGTGGATGATATACACCACTAGCGCCTTCGAACGGTTCACTACGAGGATCGTTTTCGATACCTAATAGTTCTAAACCGTCTCGGAAAGTTTCGTACCAGTTTTCTCGGCTATCTAAATCGTCTTGATAAGAATTTAGGAGTTCAGAAGAGATTTCGTTGAGGGTAGCTTTATCTAAATACTCGGCGAGGTTTTCTTCAAATGGAATATTTACGTCCATTTCCATCGCTGATGGATCTACGAGGTTATTTTCTTCGTCGAACAGGATTTCTATCTGTTCTTCGCCCTCTAAACCTTCTGGAAGTTGCACTTCAGCCATGGACCGCTACCCTACTCTAGTTTTTTAAAACGGTAAATTAGTAATATGCCCGTATTTTCGGATAATAATCGTCTTCGTCGTCGTAATCGCCATCTAAACGTAAAAAACCGCCTTGTCTAAAGCGATGTAAGGCTAAAGTCGTCGCGTCTACGCAATCGTCGTTCTCTCCGTTGGGAAAATCTACGATTTCGTCGACTAATTCTTGCCCCCAATTCGTTTCTGGCACCCAAACACGGCCTTCTTGGAAAATACCGCTTACTGCATTTAATCTGGCGATCTTATCTTGACCTTTACTCGGTGAAAAGGTGTTTATTGGGATACCTTGACGCCGTAATTCTTGCGTTAGTGGGATACCTGACGCTTTTGTTTCGATAATTACGCTATCAGGTTGCCAATGTTCATATAATCGGGCTGCTTCGCGTTTAAGTTCGGGGAAATCTAGCCGTTCTTTTACGCAATCTAGTAAAAGAATATGCGCATCTGCCCCGTTATAGTGTTCTTCGCCTATTTTTCCTTCGGGATAAAAGACACCCCACGTCGTAATCGCCGTATAGTCAGCTCTTTCGGATTTTAAAAACGCCGTATCGTAACTTTGTATTAAATAATCGCAGCTCGGCGGGTCGTCAGAAGGCCAATATTTAATCCATTCTTTCGGTATTATTGAAATACCTTCGCCTGTAGGGCGCTGCATATACTGAGCAGCCCATTTAGATGGCGGTATCGCTGATTTTGTTCGTTCTAATTCTTCTAACGACCAAAATTCAGGCCATAAGGATTTACCTGACGGTAATATCGCAGGGAATTCTATTAGTTCCCACTCATCCCCACCTTTGTCTTGAGCCATTTTCTTAATTAATTTACCCGTTACATCTTTTTTAGACCAACGAGTCATTACAATAACAATTGCACCTCCTGGTTGTAGACGCTGACGAGGGCCAGTTTGATACCATTCGTAGGCTTCTTCTAACGCTTTATCCGAAAAAGCATCTTGTTCGGAGTGAGGGTCATCAATAATAAACAAATCAGCACCACGACCCGCTAATGCACCCCCTATACCCGACGCATAATACTCACCGCCTTGCGATGTCGTCCATTTACCCGCGCTACGGGAGTCAGCTTTGAGTTGAGTCGCAGGAAAAATCTCTGCATATTCATCACTTTCGATTAAATCTCGTACCCTACGACCAAAATTAATCGCTAAGTCAGCGGTATGAGTTGCTTCAATAATTTTGAGCTTAGGTCTTTTACCTAATAAATACGCAGGGAACAGGTACGAAGCGAATTCAGATTTAGTATGGCGGGGCGGCATATTAATAATAAGCCGTTTAGATTCACCGTTCGCAATTTTATCAAATGCTTCGGCCATCTTTTTATGATGCGCACCCGCGATAAACTCTGGCCATATCGTTTTAACGAAATCGTAAAACGACGCCATCGAACTTTCACGTTTTTCACGCTTTTCTAACTCTTCTAATAGGAGCGTAAACTCTTTCGCTTCTGCTTTTGACAGATGCGAGAGGTCTACGCTTTTAAGATTTTCGAGAGGATTTTTTGTTTGCATTGATATAGCGACGATATACCGCTGCTGCGCTAGTTTTACCTGCTGCTTTCGCTCGTTGTTCCATCGCTATCGCTGCTTGGATTTTATGAGCAGGTGTTCTTTTAGCTTTTTTAATTTTACTAACAGATGCTTGGGCGTCTTTTACGGTTGCAAATTTTAATCCGTGGATCGTACCTTTCGGATCTTCATCCGTATATAAATCGCTATGTTTTTTACTTTTCGCAGGTTGCCCTTTTTTCCTAGGGATACGAGGATTTTTAGTAGGCATTAAAATTGTTTTCTAAAATCTAATCTTACTTGCGGATCACCACGATTCGTCGAAGCACCTAGACGTAATGATGCATCTTCGTCTCCGAAAACTTTAGATATAGAATATTCGTCGCCTTCTTTTTGTATATCCACAGGTAAATCTAAACGATCTATTAACTCACTAAACAATACATCTTCCGTATCGCGTCGCCCAAAATCTTCAGGTAATCCTAGCTTGTTTAGTAATTGCGTGCGACCTGATTCTTCAATCAAATCTTGTAATCGTTTTAGATCTCGTTTCGTGGTGCTACCGCCCCTCTCGAACTTTTTTGGTTCGACGGCACCCCCATAGGCCATCGTGCGTATTTGATCCATCGTCGCTGGCACCATACTTGCCTCGGGCATCGCTTCCATTTGACCCGCGAGTTGCATACCTACTTGTTGGATTTGCGGATCAGGGTCTTGCATCATCCCCATAATTTGCGGGACACCAAAATAATAAACGTCTTCAGGTGTACCTACCGGCCCACCGTCTGCTGCCATTTGCGGTAATAATCCTTCTAACCCACCAGATTCAATGAGCGCAGTGAGTTCTTCTTCTGAAAGTTCCCCTTGTGCCATTTCCCCTGTTGGTGTTGGGGGCGCTCCTCCCCCGTAATCCATCGCTTTTAACGCTGCTTCTAACCCAGCAACTTCTGAACCTGTTATTTCTTCTGGAATTACTTCTTGTACATTCGCAATGTTAGGCGCAGATCCTTCTATTAAATCACGGTAGCGTTGTTGTGCCTCTGCCCTTCTTTGTGCCTTACGTTGATTCTTACCGCTTATCGCGCCGCCAACTACAGCGGCAGTAATTGCAAAAACCATTATACAATCTCCTCGAAAGTATCAACGACTAATCTTTTTTCTAACTCAGGTATATCTCGGCAGTCGTCTGGGTTGGGATATACACAAAATATCGTAGTATCTTCTAAAAAATATAACGCTCGTTTTGTATGCGGAGGCGTCGTCATAATCGCAAAATCTTTATAAACATCTACTCGTTCTTTATCTTGCATCGTAGAAACGACACGACAATGCCCACTAGCGATAACTGTTAAATGCTCGTGTAGATGTATTTGACTTACAACGACTGACCCCTTTAACGCGAAATAAGCTCGTAAATAAATACCAGGAGAAAAGTGATGCGTATTAATATAGGGCGATGGGCCGTTCGGTTGCGACCTAGATAAAGCACTTACAAAATCTTGTATGCCGCTAAGTTTTGCTTTTTGGATATCTAAAATCGCCGTACTCATTTATACGATTTACCGTAATAACCTTTCGAATAATTTAGCGCACCGCCTGCTGCTTTTTTCGCAGTCGTTTCGGCTTGTCGAAAATTTTCTTTCGTCGGCGCACCTTTAGATCCTGGCTTACGCATTTTTTCACCAGACCCCGCAGCTATACGTCGACGTTTCGCGGCGATATTTGCGTACAGCCCTGGACGACCGCCATTAGCCATCATTTGTAAATCAGAGTTAGTAAAATACGGAGCAAGTCTCCTATCTAACTCGCTTAATTTTTCTAGTATTTCTTGTTCTTTTTCGAAAGACATTCCAGGGTCTCTATCTGGCCCGAAAATTTCTTTCATCGCTTTACGGTGTTGTGACCTTAACGCTCTGATTACTCCTTGTTCTTGTTCACTTAATCTCGCTAACGCTTTTTCACCTTGTTCACGAGTTAGTGCAGGAGTGGGGGTGTTTCTGCTTTTTACACCCCTACCAAAACTATTAACAGTATCTTCTAGTTCTTCAATAACATATGAGGGGTTTCGAATATTGCCTGCTTTATCAACAGCGTCTTGTATCGTTGGGTCTAAACTACCTAATCCTTTATTTAGATCTGGGTCTCTCGGCATACTTCGCGACGGACGGTTTTCGAACATTTCTTTATTAATTTGTTCTTGACGTTTTTCTTGGAACGATTTTAAAAAATCTGGTTTAGGTTCTAATTTACCTGCTGCTTTACGAGTAGCGTCCATATCCGCATCAGAAGCCCGTTTAGCCACGGCACGCATTAATTCGTCCATAAGTTCTTGTAAAGATTTACCGCTATCATCGGCCATCCCTATCTTTTTTCCAGGGCCGACCATCATTAGTGTTTCGATAATATCTTGTGGGTTAGCAGTAGTACCCGCGAATATCGGATCTAAATTACCTAAATCGAATTCAGTATCACCTAATAACGATTCTAATCCTGGAGTATTACTTAGGGTTACAGCGATTTCGCTCGGCTTACCCGTTTCCTGCGTTTGCCGCATCGTTAGGGTATCTTTATTCGTATTACGCAACATTGCTGAAATTTCAGGAAGACTATCCATAATATCTTCCCCGACTAAAAAATCACCGGCTGATCGGAATAACGACATTAAACCGCCACTACCGCGACTAGCTTCGTCATCGTAAACGGCTTGCATTTCACTCATTACCATTTCACCTTATCTGCCCAATACGCCGCACTCATTTTGCCTTTTGCAATATTTTTAGAGTGACGAGCTTTGAAACTTTTACGACGGGCTTTTTGTTTTGCGGATTCGCCTTTTTTCGGTTTGCCAGCCGTTTTTACACCTTGCTGCCCAAACCTGATCGTTTTTATTTTATCGCCTTCTTTCGCGACAACGATATGGGATTTCGTAGGATGAGACGGGGTACGTTTAGGTTTGTTATACCCACTAACCCCAGCGCGTTCTAAACGAGAATCTTTTTTCTTTTTCTCAGCCATGCGCGAATCGTAACCTCCTAATCACTATCCTCGCTACCCTAAAAAATTTTGTAAAAAAATTTTCGCAAAAAATTTTACGCGCATAAAACGCACATTACGCAAAATTTACGGTTAGGGAACCTATAGCAAAACTATCGCAAATTATGAGGCAGGGACAAGGTGGGCGGGAGGGGGGGAGCACCAACCCCCCGCTAGGGGGTATACCCCCGCGAGCCGTAGGCGAGCCGCGCCCTGCGCCCCTTAACCTATCTGTTAGGAGCGCCCCTTAACTAATCCGTTACCTATACCCTTGGCCCCCACCTGGGCGAAGTGATATCACGGGATACCTGGTCGAAGTGATATCACGGCGCTAAGTTAAGGGGTTAAGTAGGGGTTGCACTTTAGGTTAGGCTGAAGTTAAAATACACCTATGGTAGGGATGGCCCCTGCCATTGATCTTTAACATTGATAAAAGGAGAACTCATGTCTAATTCAGATATGATGGCTGACCTTGCGAGTCAGTTAAGTAGTGGTCTTACGCTTAGTGAGGCTTTCGCCGCAGCGGATAGTCACGCTGCACTCACTAAGGCAATTAAGCCTAGTGCGGGGGTTGATACCGAGTTTAGATGGCGGCTAGATCAGCCAGAGATCGAACGGGTTATATTAGCTGGCGAATGGTCAGAGCCTAAGATAAATCGTCAGAATATGCTAATGGTATACATGGCTAACTCACTGCTAGAGTCAGGTCAGACTGACTTTAGTTTTGGCGAGCTTGACGAATTGGCTAAGCCTTACCTTACTAAGAAGGGCGGCGGGAGGGCAGGCTTGTCTATCAAGGACAAGAATAACCTAGCCTACCCAGAACTAGCTCCCGAGGTGATGACAGATAAAGTCTGGGCCAGAAAGTACGCCAACGGCGATATTAAGGGGTATAACCAATTACCGAGCGTAGTAGCTAAAACCTACATTGGTTGGCTAACAGGTCAGACTTATTACGTTGCCAATAGTAACGGGGATCACTACAAAAAGACTGCTGACAAGTATAAGGTCTTTGTACCTGCGGACACTGAAGAAGCTACCGAGGAATAGCTTAACCACTAGTAAAGAGGGCCAGCATTGCTGGCCCTTTTTCTTTACCCTGCGCCCCTTAACCTAACTGTTAGGTTAAGTGGTTCAGTACGCGCCTAAACCTAACTGTTAGAATCAGCGGACGCGCCCCTTAGTATAACAGTTAGACTTAGACGCGCCCCTTAGCAAAACCGTTAGACCGCGCCCCTTAAAAAAACCGTTAGAGCCGCCCGTATTCTATTCTGTTCCAATCTTTTCTGTTCGCTTCGATCGATCCGATCGATCCGATCTGTTCCCTTCGATCCGATCCGATCAAGTCGGGTGGGTGGGCGGGTGCCCTACCGTTCCACTGGTTCCTTTTCTTTCTCGATCGATCCGATTCGATTGGTAATCTGTCCTTCGATCGTCTGGGGCGATCGTTTCATAATCAGTTGACCGAGTCGATCGATCAGCTGATCCTTTGATAGTGAGTCGATCTTTGCGGTCAGTACCTCACGTCGATCGATATAAAGTCCTCCGACCTTGCCCCTGTGGATCTCAGCCGTGATCGCTGCGTTGATCTGCCCCTGCTCCCGTGCCTCTTCCCTCAGGTCGTGGAGCGCGGTGAGGTGGCCCTCCATAGAAACTCTATCCCTCTCCGCCTCTTTGATTTCCTGGTCTATCAGATAGTTTCTGAGAAGTGGGTTGTGATTCAGTAACACACTGCCTTGGCGTTTAGCTGCGGCTCTGTTCTTTGTATATCCTGCTTTTACCGCTGCTTCAGTCGCATTCTGTCCTTTCAGATACTCTCGAGCGAACTTCTTTTGCTTTGGGTTTAGCGGTTGCCATCTCTTACCATCGGGGTCGATATACCCATTCCCGTCATCAGCAGGCAGCATCGCAGTGTACTGTAGGTCTTTCATCAATGGATCCGAGGGCTGGTGGAGTGTCTTCTTTATTCTAGGAAATAATATTATTTATAAAAAGTAAAACTTTCGCTCGCGGCCTCTCACATCTATTCTCTGTTCTCAAACTAATAGAACTCATAGTTTCTATTACTTCTCGATCAGACTAACCACGGCCCCTGTCCCTCGTATCTATTGCATTCTTTCCTCACTCTATTACTTCTATTACTCTATTAGTCAATTCTGTTAATTTTTTTTAAAAAAGTTTTTTTTCTAAATAGACAATATCAGTGATATTCTTAATCGTTTCGATAGGCACAAAAAAGCCCGCTCACGGCGGGCTAATCACGGTTAGTGGTAGGTGTTATTCATACCAAGGTTCTAATGGCCATCTCTTAGCTTCATAAAACCTTGCGTGTGAAAAATCCCAAATAGTAAACAAGTAAGCTCTGTTTCTATAAGTAAATGTAATCACGTGGATATGTGGTAGAAAGAACTTGTGGTCTACGTTCTCAACTCCTGGGAAGTTACAAAAATCCAGTGTTAACGCCTCTGGTTCGTAAGGTATCTCGCCCGAGTTCAGTTTAAAAAATACATCTGGATCTGGCTCTACGACCCATGCTTTACCGAAATCCGTCCACCAAAACTTATCGTCGAGGAAATAATCTATAAGGTCTTGACCTTCGAGTCTTATTCCTGTTTCGTGTACTTCAGCCATATTTTCTCCTTTCTAAAGTAAAGCGCCCCTTTCGGGGCGCGGTTATAATCTATACCTTTAATGCATTGTATAGCTTGTATCGTAAGATCGTCTCGAGATCTACCTCTTGTAGTAACGGGTTAATAAGATCGTAATGCACATCTACTCTACCGCCTTGTTCGTGCGAGCTATGTAAATACGCATCCCACGTCTCGTGACGACTTACGTTTTCCTGATAGTATCGCTCTTCCTCTGCCGGTCTCGGCTGCGTACCCCTAATCATATGGTACAATTTACGTTCCCATGACTTTAGGTGTAAGCCGTTAGTACCGCAATCGTAAAACCACCAAACGATATTATTATCTTGGTGGTCAATGTACTCTACCTCGTCCGTCACGTAACCTTTCTCGTCACGTTTACGTTCTGACCAATGGGCCGTCGTAGGTATTTCGTATAACCCTTCCCATGAGCGGTGATGTTTAGCTAAAGTGCCATCCGCTAACTGGGTCAGGCTACGGTACAAATCTGGGTTACGGTATTTCAAATTATGTAACCCCGCCGCAGTCGAAACTAATAACCCTATCGAATCAGTCTCACCGTATTGG